CCGCGAAGAGGTTGAAAAAACCGTCATTCTTTTGTCAGATGGCACTATTGTTGATGAAGAGACGCTGAAAAAGAACGCTGAGATATACAATCTCATGGGCGTGACCGTCGTCAAGGATCGTGTCACCAACTCCTACAAGGTCACGCAGCGCATTCTGACCGGCGCGGAGGTGCTGAGCACGACGGAGTGGCCGGGTCGCTTTATTCCGATTGTTCCGGTCTATGGCGACGAAGTGAACGTCGAGGGCAAGCGCTATTTTCGCTCGCTCGTGCGCGATGCCAAAGACCCTCAGCGCATGTTCAATTACTGGCGCACCACGGCGACCGAGCTTGTCGCGCTGGCTCCCAAGGCTCCGTACATTGGCCGCAAGGGCACATTCGACAGCGATCTTGCCCGATGGTCGAATGCGCATACCACATCGTACCCGTTCCTTGAGTACGATACCGAGATGCCTCAACGGCAGGCCTTTGCAGGCGTTCCGGCTGGCGTGCTGCAAGAGGCGCTGAACTCCAGCGACGACATGAAGGCCGTGATGGGCATTTATGACGCCTCGCTTGGCGCGCGGTCCAATGAGACAAGCGGCGTCGGCATTGCGGCTCGTCAGCGTCAGTCCGATGTGTCGAATTATCATTTTCAGGACAACATGGCGCGAGCAATCCGCCATGCCGGGCGCATCCTTCTTGACCTCATTCCAAAGGTCTACACGCAAGAGCGGGTTGTTCGGCTGATCGGCGAGGATGGCTCGCAGAAAGCGGTCAAGGTCAACGGGCCGACGCAGGTTCCGGGACCTGACGGCAATCCGATCGAGAAGATTTTTGATCTGACGAAGGGCCGCTATGACCTGACCGTCTCGACGGGGCCGAGTTACAACACAAAGCGGCAGGAAAGCGCGGATCAGATGACGCAGCTTATCCAGTCCTTCCCGCAGGCCGCGCCGGTCATTGGCGATCTTCTCGTCAAATCGCTGGATTGGCCGAATGCGGATGAAATCGCCGAGCGGCTGGCGGCCATAAACCCGCTCAATCAGCAACAGCAGGAAGCGGCCCCGCCGGCCCCCTCGCCTGACATGCAGATCAAGGCCCAGATCGCGCAGGGCGATCAGGCGCTTGAGGCCAAGAAAGTCGAGATTTCGGCCTATCAGGCTGAAACGGAGCGTTTGAAGGCAATGGCGACCGCCATGACGCCTGAAAATGTTCAACAGATCGTCGTCAAGACGATTTCGGACGCACTGCGAACGAATATCGCTTAACCCCGAACCCATAGGATCAATCATGTCTGGCCCGGAAACCGGTATCCCCGGTGCCGAGAGCAATCCCGTCTTGTCCAACGAGCCGGAACTCTCGGATGATGTCATGCTTGATGCTGGCGAAATCGATGAAGCCTCGGAGCCGGAAGAACCGGAACTTGAGGAAATCGACCTCGACGGCAAAAAGTACAAGCTGCCTAAGGATGTGAAACCGCATTTGCTTCGGCAGGCGGATTACACCCGGAAGACGCAGGAACTGGCAGAGCAGCGAAAGGCCATTGAGGCCGAAAAGGTAGCGTTTGCGAAGACCTCTGACGAGATAATCCAAGCACGCGGGACACTGGCTGCGATCGACCAGTCTCTTGAGCAGTGGAAGAACGTTGACTGGGACAAGTATGAAAGCGAAGACCCTTTGGCGGCGGCCAAGGCTTGGCGGCAGTATCAGCAGTTACAGAATTATCGCGAAAGCGTTTCTCGCGATGTGCAAGCAAAGCAGGCCAGCGTCATCGATGCCCAGCGACAGGAAGTCGCCAAGCGCATTGAAGATACGCGGCGTTTTGCCGAGACCGAAATAAAGGGCTGGACGCCCGAAATCGATGCCAAGGTTACGGCTTTTGCGAAGGAACAGGGACTGACCGATCAGCAATTGATCGAGGTCATCAACCCCGTGACTTACAAACTTCTGCATCTGGCCTGGGTTGGTTCGCAGCGTCTGACCGCACCGCAATCGCAGCCATCGTCACCGCCTCCGGCTCCCGCTCCTGTTCTGGAGAAGGTGGGGCGGTCCGCGCCGGCTGTCGTCAACAAACTTTCTGACCGCGCATCTGTCGATGACTGGATGAAGGCACGACAGGCGCAGGTCGCCAGACAAAGGTAAACGACGATGCCCAATACCCTTCTTACGCCGTCGCAGGTCACTCGTGAGGCCCTGCGTATTCTCCACCAGAAGCTCAATTTCGTCGGCAACATCAACCGTGCCTATGATGACAGCTTCGCCAATTCGGGCGCAAAGATCGGCGACACGCTGAAAATTCGCCTGCCGAACCGTTATGTTGTTCGAACCGGTGCCGCGCTTTCCGCGCAGGACACGACCGAAACGAACACGACGCTTCAGATCGCGACCCAGAAGGGCGTTGACCTGAACTTTACGTCAGTCGATCTCACGCTGTCTTTGGACGACTTCTCGAAGCGCATTCTTGAGCCTGCCATGGCGGTTCTTGCCGCGGCGATCGAGAGCGATGCGTTCTCGATGCAGAAGGATGTGTATCAGCTTGTCGGTACGCCCGGCACCGTCCCGAACGCGCTCCTGACCTATCTTCAGGCCAAGGCGCGGCTTGACAACTCGCTTGCCCCTCCGGGCGATCGTTCGATCATCCTTGATCCGACTGCGCAGGTCACGATCATTGATGCGCTGAAGGGTCTGTTCAACGATCCGGGTCAGCTTTCCAAGCAGTACAAGGAAGGCATGATGGGCCGCACTGCCGGTTTCGACTGGTATGCGAACACGCTCATTCCGACCCAGACGAACGGCGCTCAGGCCGGTTCGCCTGCCGTCAACGGCGGCTCGCAGACGGGCGCCTCGCTGGCGATCAACGGCATGACCGGCACGACCGTCATCACGAAGGGCACCGTGTTCACGATTGCCGGCGTGTTCGAGGTGCATCCTGAAACGAAGGTCACGACCTCGCGTCTTCAGCAGTTTGTCGCGACCGCCGATCTCACGACTTCGGCGGGCGCTGGCACGCTGTCGATCTCGCCTTCGATTGTGACCTCGGGCGCGTTGCAGAACGTTTCGGCGTCTCCTGCCAACGCCGCTGCGATCACGCTCGTTGGTTCGGCCTCGACCGGCTATAACCAGCAGATGGCGTTCCACAAGGACGCATTCACCTTCGCGACGGCTGACTTGATCATGCCGAAGGGCGTCGATTTCGCCTCGCGCGAAGTCTACGACGGCATCTCGATGCGCGTTGTTCGTCAGTACGACATCAACAACGACAAGTTCCCCTGCCGTCTTGACGTGCTCTATGGCTACAAGACGATCCGGCCGGAACTTGCTTGCCGCGTGACTTCGTAATGACACAGGGCGGGGGCTTCGGCTCCCGCCTTTTCTTTTGGAGGCGCGCCAATGCCGATCTTTGCGACCTACTCGGATTTGAAATCGGAGATTGTGGAACGCATTGGCCGTGCGGCTTTGGCGTCAAAGGCAGACACGTTCATCAGTCTGGCAGAAGCCAAGCTGAACCGAAGCCTCAAGTCGATCAAGAAAGAGACGGAAACGTCTTTCACTTTGGCGCAAGGGGCGGATCAAATCACGCTGCCAGCCGATTTCGTGTCGGTCATCCATGTGTCGATTGTCATCTCGAACGTTCGCATTGAGATGACACAAATCGACGTTCCGGACGCGATGAAATGGCAAATCGTGACGGGCATCCCGCAGTTCTATGCGATCGACGCCACGTCCATTCAGTTCGATTTCACGGCCAATCAGGCTTACACGATCTGGCTTCGGTACTTTCAAAAGCTGGCTTTGTCGGATGCTTCGCCGACCAACTGGCTTTTGACTGATCATCCGGATTTGTATCTCTCCGCCTCGCTTGTTGAGGCGTACAAATACATGCGTAATCTTGAGGCGGCGAGCGCGTTTCAGGGCGAAATGGACCGCCTGACGGCTGAAATCCTGAACAGCGATCTTTCAAGCCGCAAGCTCCAGCCCGCCCGGCTTGAGTTTCAGACGCTTGGCACCTTCAACATTTATCGAGGTTAAACATGCCCGCAAAAGTCAGCGAGCGCGATGGTATGCAGGTTCTGTCGCTCAATGGCGACGGCAATCCACCCTTCACCAATGGCGCGGATAATGAGCCGCAGCGCGCGACCTTTGGCGCGGCCATCACGAACATTACGCCGGCGGCGACGCCAACCGACTTTTTGACGATTGCGGGCGCGGCTGGCAAGATCATTCGCGTCAAGTCGCTGATGCTGGCTGGCGTGGCAACGTCGGCGTCAAACATCCTGATTGACCTCATTCGTCGCTCGGCGGCCAACACGGGCGGCACAACGGTTCCGATCACGGGACGATCGCACGACACGGCGGACGGGGCGGCAAGCGCCGTTCTGGCCTATTACACGGCCAATCCTTCCGGCCTTGGTACGGCAGTTGGCACGCTACACAGTGCCCGTTTGAACCTTGCGCCCGCTGCGAACGGCTCGATTGACCGCCTGCAATGGCAGTTCACATGGGTCAATGACAAGGCGATCGTGCTTCGCCGTGCGACGGACATTCTGGCGATCAATCTCAAGGGCGCGGCTTGGCCAGCCGGCGGCGCGCTTGATATCGATCTGGAGTGGACAGAGGAATGATTGCCTTCGGAGAATGGCGGCCTGATGTTTTTGACCTGAACGGATCATCGGTCAAAACCTGTCAGAATGTCGTTCCGCTTGGCAATTCCTATGGCCCGTGGCTGTCGCTGACGGCCATCACGGCGGCCCTTGGCGCGGCGTGCCAGGGCGCGTTCATGGCGAGAAAGAATGACGGCTCGTTCGTCGTTTATGCCGGCACGGGCGCGGCCCTGTTCCGGTATGATCAGGCCAGCAACACATGGACTAACGTCACCCGGCTTTCGGGCGGTGCCTATAGTGTGACGAGCGGCGCGTTCTGGTCCTTTGCGCAGTTTGGCACGCAGCTTGTTGCGGTCAATGCGAACGATGTTCCGCAAGTGATCGACGTGGAGGCGGGGAGCAATTTCGCGGCCCTTGGCGGATCGCCTCCGCAAGCTGCGTGCGTCACGGTCATCGGCTCGTTTCTGGTGCTGTCGCGGCTGACGAGCTTTCCCAAGCGCATCCAATGGAGCGCGCTGGAAAACATCGCAGTATGGACGCCGGGAACGTCGTTCAGTGACTATCAGGACTTCCCGGACGGCGGCGATGTGGTGGGTGTATCCGGCTTTGAGACGGGTTTCGTCATTCAAAAAGACACGGTTCGCCAGATGGTTTTTCAGCCATCTTCGCCGGTCATCTTCTCTTTCCAGCGGCTTGAGGGCGCGCGGGGATGCTTCAGCCCGTATTCGCTCGTCAATGTCGGCGAAGTGACGTTCTACTACTCGAACGCGGGATTTTACGCGATTGCAGGCGGTCAATCGGTCCCGATCGGGCTTGATGCGGTTGACGACTTTTTCAAAGCGGACGCGTCGGCGAACCTGATCACGGCCATGCAGGCTTGCGTCGATCCGCGAACAACGCGGGTCATCTGGGGCTACACATCGACCAGCAACACCGGATCGACCTTTGACAAGATCATCGGGTACGATTGGGGTCGCAAGAAATGGTTCTCGGCAGTCGAGAATGTGCAGTGCTTCACCCAGGCCGCAACGCTTGGCTACACGCTCGAAGGGCTTGATGCGTTCGGCACGATCGACAGCCTGACGATCTCGCTCGATAGCCCGGTATGGCAAGGCGGCGTCCCAGCCTTGGGAGCCTTCAATACCTCGAACGCCTTTGGCTTCTTCAATGGCTCGGCCAAAGAGGCGACCATCGAGACGATGGAGGTGCAGTTGTCGCCGCAAGGCCGCGCCTTCGTGTCAGGCGTCATTCCCTATGTGGACACGTCATCGGCCTTTGTCTCGGTTGGCGGGCGCGAGCGGCAACAGGACGCCACGATCTATTCGACCGAGTACGGCGTCGAGGTGACGGGCGATTGCTTCGCCAATAACTCGTCAAGGTTCCACCGTGCCAAGGTTCGCATTCCATCTGGAACGGCTTGGACCAAGGCGGCGGGCGTTGATTTCGCATTCTCGCAGGATGGCGACCGATGAGAATTGTCCCGCGCACGGAAAAGGACGCATCGGTCATTGCCGGTGCTCTGAACGACCTTGCAGCCGGTCGATTGAACAATGGCGGTGAGGTGACGCTCACGCCGAATGCAGCCTCCACGACCGTGCAGCGGCTTGGCGTTGCGGCTGGCGACCTGATCCTGTTCGCGCCGATGACTGCCAATGCAGCGGCGGAATTGTACGGCGGCACGATGTATGCCACCGATGCGAACATTACGAAAAACCAGTTCGTCATCACGCACGCGAACAATGCGCAGACTGACCGGACGTTCCGCTATGCCTTTTTCGCGGTGCTGACCGGATGATGATTGCCCAGGTTCTCCCGGAACATCTGGGAGACTACTGGCCAATCTTTGATGCGCCGATCCGGCACATTGAAAGCCGATCGGACGGGCTTTGGACGCTTCCCGGCATTGTGCGCCGGGTGCTGGCTGGCGAGTGGCAGTTATGGCTTGCGGCAGACGATCTTGACGCCAAGGCCATCGCGGCGACCCGGCTCCACATTGTCGATAGTGGCGCAAAGTGGTGTGAAATCCTGTTTTGCACCGGCACCGATCGCGAGCAATGGCAGGCTGGCATCAAGACGATTGAGGAATGGGCAAGGGCGGAAGGCTGCACGCGATTGCAGTCCTGCGCCCGCCTTGGATGGGCGCGTGTGTTGCCCGGTTATCGCGTGACGCACGCTTTCATTGAGAAGGATTTGGCCTGATGAGTGGCGGCAGCAAAGGCACGACGACAACGACACAGACCAATGCGCCGCCCGCTTATGCGGCTCCGCATCTGTCGAACATCGCTGACAAGGCGAAAGGCATTTTCGAGCAGGGGACAGCGTTCAATCCGTTCCCGAATTCGACTGTTGTCCCTTACGATCAGCGCACCATTCGCAGCCTCAACAATCAGGAGGGGCTTGCGACGGGCTCCAATCCGCTTGTCGGTGCGACGACGGGCGCGGTTCAGGGCATTCTGGCAGGCAATGGCGTCAATCAGGTAGCGCAGCCCGGTATTGGTGCGCTCACGGGTTATGCCAGTGGGCAGAACGTCAATGGCGGCTCCCAGCCGTTTCAAAAGGCGCTCGACTATCAGTCTCAAAAGACTGCAGACGATGTGAACGCACAATTTGCCACGGCGGGCCGCTTTGGTTCCGGCGCACATACTGGCGTGCTGACCGATCGCATTGGGCAGCTTCGCAACTCCGCGATGGCGGGAGAGATTGCGCGGCAAGAGGGCTTGCAGCAGCAGGCGGCTGGTGCGCTGATCTCGGCAGGCCAGGGCGGGAATGCCAATCTGCTACAGGGCGCGGCACTGGCTCCGACCGCTGATCAATTCCGCTATTCCGGCGATGAACGATTGGCGCAGATCGGCTCGCAATATGAGGATCTGGCCGCCCGAAACCTTCAGGACCAGATCGAGCGCTGGCAGGCCAATCAGCAGGCTCCGCTTGCCAATCTTGGAGCCTATGCGGACTTCATCAATGGCGTGTCGCGCGGCTATGGCACGTCCTCGACTGTCGCGCCGAAGCAAAACACCTCGCTTGCGGGCGGCATTCTTGGCGGCGCCCTTGCAGGTGGGTCGATCGGTTCCGGCATTCCGGTTGTCGGCACGGGCTTTGGTGCGCTTGGCGGCGGCATCCTTGGCGGCCTTGGCAGTCTGTTCGGATAAGGAGCGGCATAGATGGCAATTCTTGGCGATCCGCGACGCATGGACATGACATCGGGAATGCCCGGCTACGGTGCCTCTGCGGGCATCCTTGGGGCATCCCAGCCCAATGGCGGCATGTTGACAACGCTCGGCGGCCAGCTTGGCGATTGGTTCCGCAATAACCCGAACGCCATCATGGGACTTGCGGCCAATCTGCTTCAGCCGGGGCAGTTCAACGCGAACCTTGGTTCCGGCCTTCAGGCTTTTCAGCAGGGCGGCGCGATTGATCAGGAAACGCAGGGCCAGAACAAGACCCGCGAAGCCGCGCTCGCCTATGCCAAGCAGGCCGGGTTTACGCCGCAACAGCTTGACATGATCGGGACGTCGAAAGAGGCGCAGCGGGCGATTGTCGCCAAGATGTTCGAGGGGCCGAAGGAGGCGAAAGAGCCAAACCTGACTTCGATTTACAACGATCAAGGGCAAGAACAAAAAGGCTATTTCCAGAACGGCCAGTTTGTTCCGGTTGGTGGCGCGAAACAGGAAAAGCGAGACACGGCAACGCCTCCGGCTGGCTATCTGTGGAACGATCCTGCCGACCCAAATGCGGGCGTGCGTCCGATCGCGGGAGGGCCTGCCGAGAAGATTGACGCCGCCGAAGCAGCGCGCCTTGGCATGACAAAATCGTTCTTGGATGAAGCGCCGACACTTCGCGACAAAATTGCAAAAGGCGCGCTTTCTGATGTGATGAACCGTGGCTC